TTTTAACTTCCATGGGCCGCGAACATCGGTCCCCGGTCCGCGATCCCCGGTCCCCGGCTCCGGGTCCCCCGGCCAATCGAGGCTAAACGGCTGCAGCGATCCGAGCGCCGCGGCGCGCGATCCGTCGCGCACGGCGCGCGCGTGGCAAGCGTGTACATGTGCAGGTTTCACGCAAACAATTCACAATAAAAACCAACGAAGCACCAAGGGCCTTTAACTGTGATAAAAAAGTGCTATATTTGCGTCCCAAGTCCACTCTGATATGGGATTTGATGCATGGCTAAAGAGGCAGGAAAAGTTGAAACGCGTGGCCGCCCGCGCGTAACGGAAAATAGTCGGCTAACCGGGAAGCAAGTGAAGTTTGTCGAGTTGGTTGCAACGCGAGAGGGGCAGGATACGCTCCGTAATCTGGCCGCAGAGGCGGGATTCAGTGTCAAAGGTGCGCACACCCGTGCGTATGAGATGTTAAATCCGAACAAATCACCGCATATTGCGAAGGCGCTGCGTGAGCGGCGGCGTGAGTTAGCGGAGAAGTACGAGGTTAACTACTCGCGACACATAAGAGATCTTCAACGGATACGTGACGAGGCTCTGGAGGCCGGTGCGTACAGTGCTGCGGTACAAGCTGAGAAAGCGCGGGGCTTGGCCCAAGGTGACATCTACGTCAACAAGAGTGAAGTTCGTCATGGGTCGATTGACCAGATGTCGAAAGAAGAGGTTGTGAAGGCGTTGAACGAGTTGAAGGCTCAGTTGGGTGAAAAGGTAATCAATGTCGAAGCGGACGGAGTCGAACTTCTGGAAGACGTTAAAGTCCAACATTGAGAAGCTGGACTCGGACGTGGTGCTGACTCGCATTGAGAACAGTCAGACGCCGGGTATACCGGATTTATTGTTGATGGACCGTCGTAAGCGGCTGCATATGATCGAGTTGAAGGTTGCGAAAGGCAATCAGATCAAGTTGTCGCCGTTTCAGGTCAGTTTTGCGGTTCGGCATCAGGGCAGTAATTGCTGGGTATTGGTCCAGCGTTGGCGGCCCTCGGACACACAAGCGGAGTGTTTATTGTATTCAGCAGATCAAGTGATGGATGTATCGGTGAACGGCATGCACGCATCGCCGCCGTGTTTGACGTTTCCGTGCTCGGCGGGCTATGAGCCGCTCGTTGAGTATTTAAGTCAGGGACCCCTATGAGTCTTTCTTTGGATTCGACCACGGATGTGCAGAAATTACGTTTGGAGTTGCGCCTGAAGCAACTTGAGCGTGTGGAATCCTGCCAAAATAATTTTTTACCATTTGTAAATTCTATGTGGCCGCAGTTTATTGCGGGTCGGCACCACTATTTGATTGCGGAGAAGTTGGAAGAGATCGCGAATGGGACGTTGAAGCGGTTGATTATTAACATGCCGCCACGTCATACGAAGAGTGAGTTTGCGTCGTTTTTGTTCCCGGCGTGGATGATTGGTCGTAATCCGGCGATGAAGATCATACAGGCGACGCATACGACCGAACTTGCGGTCAACTTTGGCAGGAAGGTCAAGAACCTTCTTGAGCAGGACGATTATCAGGAGATATTCGATAATACGGTCTTGTCGGTGGACAGTAAGGCGTCAGGGCGCTGGGACACGAAATCCGGTGGTATGTATTACGCGGTGGGTGTGGGTTCGAACTTAGCGGGCCGTGGTGGTGATTTGATCATTATTGACGATCCGCACTCGGAGCAGACAGCGATGTCGGCAAGCGGGTTTGAGAACGCGTGGGAGTGGTACACGGCGGGTCCCCGACAGCGTTTACAGCCGGGTGGGGCGATCGTTCTGGTACAGACCCGGTGGTCTGAGAAGGACATGACGGGCAATTTGATCCGTCAAATGACTAAAGACCCCAATGCAGATCAGTGGGAAGTCGTTGAATTACCTGCAATTTTGCCGTCTGGCGAGCCCACTTGGCCTGAGTTCTGGAAGAAAGAGGAGTTGGAGTCGGTTAAGGCGTCGATCCCGCCGTACCAGTGGAACGCCCAGTATCAGCAGGCGCCGACGTCAGAAAGTCTGGCGATATTGAAGCGTGAGTGGTGGCGTTTTTGGGAAGGTGCGTCGATTCCGGACCTGCAATATGTAATCCAAAGCTACGACACGGCGTTTTCAAAACGCGAGACAGCGGACTACAGTGCGATCACTACGTGGGGCGTGTTTTTCCCAGAAGAAGCTGGGGGCCCCGCGAATCTTATCTTGCTGGATGCGAAGAAAGGTCGATGGGATTTTCCTGAGTTGAAAGACATTGCGTTAGAGCAATACAAGTATTGGGAGCCCGAGACGGTAATTATTGAGGCAAAAGCCACGGGGACCCCTCTGACCCACGAACTGCGGCAGGTTGGCATACCGGTTGTAAATTTCACGCCTAGTCGTGGTAATGATAAGTTATCAAGAGTACATTCTATCTCTCCGCTGTTTGAAGCGGGGATGATCTGGGTTCCGGATGAGAGTTGGGCGCACGAAGTGATTGAAGAGTGCGCTGCGTTTCCGAACGGGACCCACGATGACTTGGTGGACAGCACGACGCAGGCGTTGATGCGATATCGCCAAGGGAACTTTGTGAGCCTGCCCAGTGACGATTGGGAAGAAGGCTATGCGTCGAGTCAACTAATTTCAGCGGCAAACTATTATGGCTGAACGTACACAAGCCGAAATGCTGGCAGATCTGGAGCGTGCTTTGGCGCGACAAGATGCAGATCGAGAGTTGTTTGAACGGCCAGAACCTGTTGAACGTGAGTTCGCGTATGGCATACCGGGTGTTCAAGAGGAGGGTACGTTACCTTCTCAGTTACTTAGTTATTTAGTTCCTGCTCGCACAGAGGTGCTCCAACCTCCGGTCACCGAGTTTGGCGAGCCAAGAACCCAACTTAACCCCGTTACGAACCAACTTGAGCAAGTCGCCGATCGAACGATCACCCCCGGTGTGTACGGCGAAACAGAGTTTGGTTTGCAATATACTCCCATCGCTCGCGGCATCGGCTCAATGGTCGACTATGGTCAAAAGCTTATAGACAGCCCTGAAGCTCGCTCGCAAGCGGCGGACGCTATTTCACGGCTCCCGGAACAAATGGCACGACAGTTGGTGGGCGGCGCAGACGCATTAGAACGTGGGTATTTTGAAACCGTTGATCCGAAAACCGGCGAAACATTTTCTGGCATCGAACCTTTTCTTGCTGCCACAGGCCCCTTGGCGGTAGGCCGAGCAGTAAGCGACGTCCCCCAAAACAGTTTTGGTATTTTTGCATCAGGTAAAGGCAAATCTGGCAAACAAGCAGAAGAAACGGTCGGTATGCTGGAAGAAGCGGGGCTCGACCCGTCGGAGGGCTGGGAAAAGCAGTCTGGCGCGAACACTTACAAATCCTACCGTTCTAGTTTAGACAACAAGGTTCGCTACGAGATTCCCACGTCCAACGTCGCGTTCAAGCAAGCATTCCGAGAAACAGAAGACCCGGACGTAGAACTCGGTAAGTTGTTAGATCCCGAAACCAGAACAGAGCAGCGTCTTCTTGCTATGCAAGGGATGAGAATCCGCAAAATTAACGATAGAGAATACCTGACAATTCCGGGTTTTTTTGACTTAGACGAAAATCAATTAAACAAGTATGGGTTTACGCGATTTGACCACAAAGCAGGCACGGGCGGGCTACAGAAATTTCCCGCTCCTGTTCTAGAGCAAATTGTTGATTTCCCACAACTTTTTGACGAATACCCCCAGCTTCGCAGTATAAGGATTGAGCCCACTCCGCCGATGGCCTTGTTTGTAAACGGCTCTTACAACCCAGAAACCAAGACTATTCAGTTGGCTCATGGAAAAAATACGCCAGAAGGCCGTAAAGAAATGATGAGCGTCCTGATGCATGAAGTTCAGCATGCTGTGCAAGATATTGAAGGTCTTTACGGTGGGGCAAACACCGGCATGTTTGAACCCACCGGTTTTGGGGGTCGCAAAAAGAAAAATAGAGATTCTTTGAAAGCCGTAGAGGCAAACATTGAAGACGCGCTGGATAGTCTTGTAATTACAACCGACGCGGCCCCAAAACCGAAAATGTTTTCGACCGTTTTAGAATTTGGAAAACGAGCAATTGGTCAAGCGAAACCAACGCCCGATGACGGTCCCCCGTTAGTTAACGCTCTTAAAAACGCGCCAGAAAAAGAAATGAGACGTGTCAAATACCTTACTCAAAATTATTTACGCGAACGTGCCGAAGAGGCAGAGGTAGAAGCCAAGGGCGGTTTTTCGAAAGCACAGCTTGCTCGCCAAAAGTTAGTTGACGAAATCCAAAAACGTAAAGCACAGCTCCGACGGATGGGCCGTTCGCAGGAAGAGATTGACGCTGTAGACGACGAGTATAGAAACGAAGCGTTCCGATATGCGGGTTCTGATCGGAGTATGATTAGGCTAAACGACGCTTTAAAAGACGCCGGGGTAAAAGAACATGAAAAATTTGCAGAGAAAATTGCCGGGGCTTTTAACCAGCAAATAGAAGAACTCAGACCTCTCTTGAAAGAAAATCAAGATATCAAGGACATTGAGTCACGAATGTTNGAAATGTACTCGGGTAATCCNGGCGAGGTTGAGGCTAGGAATGTACAGCGACGTTTTGAAGGCGTGAAGAAAGATGAGTATGTACGAGCTCCTTCCGGCGAATTGACCCGGTTTCCAGAAACGTTGTCGGGCGAAGAGTTACAGAGGGTTTTTCCTGAAGACACCCAACAGATGGTGTTGCCCGAAAGCGGGCTCGTATACTCAATGCGCGAAGGGCGAAAAAACGAACCGTCGTTTTCTATAGACGACCCAAACGATTCGCAAATGGAATTACCCGGCATGGGGCCGCCTAAACCGCTACCGAAAGATCCCGCTGAACGTCTGATTGCAAGAAGAGATTACCTACGCGGGGCTTTGGATCAAGATGATTTTCGTTACTCCAAAGAGCGCGTTGCTGTTGCTAGAGAACTGGCACAGAAAGAAAGAGAAATCGAACAGTTAAGAGCCGCTGCGGGTTATCCTACGGATAGAGACTACGCACAAGGAGGCGAGGTAAACCAAATGAGAAAACCGGTTATTTCATCAGGGCTCTCGGGCCTATTGCGTGGTTACACACAGGGACCCCTTGCACGTGTTTCACGTGAAACACAAGAACCGGTAGGCATGCGCAGTGGTGGCATGATGGGCGGCGAACCTCAGTTTGATTTCAACCAGCTACCCGTTGGTATTGCAGCACCCCCAGAAATTTTGCCCGCATACACTGTCCCAGCACAGGCAGCGGAGCAATTAGCGGCACAAACAGTGCAACAACAACGCCCTTCTGATTTTACGGGCACATACAACGCAGCCGTCGGCAGGTTTGGCACAGCACCGAACCAAACCCCGTTTGAACCGGGCATGTTGTTATACGAAGGCACGGACGTCCTTCAATCCCCGACCATAGAAAACTATCAAAATCGCGGTGGTACACGTCCGGGAGATACAACAACCAGCGAGACTGCAGCAGTAGCAACCGATCCAGTAGCCGCCGACCCAGTAGCCGCCGACCCAGTAGCCGCCGACCCAGTAGCCGCCGACCCAGTAGCAACCGATCCCGTAGATACAACGCTGGCAGATACGACATCTGCCGAAACCACCACGGGAGCTGCGGCGCCGGTAGGAACTTTTCAAACCGATCCTGTTTACTTGCCCCCTGCAGAGGTAGCCCCTGTGGTTGCTGGGCCATCTGCAGCAGAAATATTAGCCGCAGAGCAGGCGGCAGCAGACTTACTTGCAGCACAAGAGGCCGAACAAATCCGGATTGCAGAAGAAGAGGCTGTACGCGTCGCTGCAGAACAAGAAGCCATTCGTATTGCAAACGAGCAGGCGGCAGCGGACCTACTAGCGCAGCAAGAAGCGGCTCGCATTGCTCAAGAACAAGCCGCCGCCGAAGAAGCTCAAAGGCTTGCATCCGAGTTGCTTGCTGCCCAAGAAGCAGAAAAGGCCTTGATAGCAGAGCAGTTGGCTGCTGAACAATTAGCGGCAGAACAGCTTGCAGCACAACAAGCTGCACAGTTAGCCGCAGATCAAGAAGCCGCCGCCCAGCTTCAAGCAGCGGAGCAGTTGGCTGCCCAGCAAGCAGCGGATCGTGTTGCAATGGAAGCACAGATAGCTGCTACGCCTGATCCCGATCCTATTTACGAGGCACCTACACAAGGTGAGCTTTTGCAGGCCGCAGAAACCGCACAAGCAGCTGAAGCCCCGTTGTTTACTACACCGACAGAAACAGACACGGCAATCGACCGAGGTGCATATGGTCGACCGACCGGTCTAGGTCTTGCCGGTATTCAAACATTACTCAATCAAGTGGATCTCGATGTGGCGGACACCATATCGCCATACACCACCGGATTCCCGACAACCCAAGGTATGGACATTCAGCGCACGTACATGCCGTTTGAGGGTACAGAAGAAGAGCGTGCAACAGGCTACACGATGCCTGTGTACAAACCCGTAGCTCAACAGGCGGTACCGTCGTTGTTCGACACGACTGATTATTCTGACATGGATACCGATGCGTTTACCGCAGGGTCAGCGGCACCGGGCCCTGAATCGGGCATCATTAATACGGGCACCCAAAGCACCGCTCCCGGCGCGTATGGACTTGAACCCACGCAAATCTATCGATGCGGTAACGGTTACACATTGCAGTTTGTAAATGGTAAACCCGTTTGTGTACGAACCGGTGGCGGTGGTCCGGGCAAGCCGCCTCGTAAAGATCCCGAAATTGTTGACATAGCGAATCCGGGTGGTATGCGCTACGGGGGTGATGTAGGCTTGAATCGAGGCATTGGTAGCTTTGGAGCTTAGATATGGCAAATGGTGACACACCTCCTGTTTCTTTGATGGATCGTCAAGGCATGGATCTTGACCTAGACGACGTGCAGGCGGTGGAAGTCGAGGCTTTGCCCGGCGACATAGCGACACGTGTAGAGATAGAAGGCGTCGAAATCGTTCAAGAAGACGATGGCGGCGCTACTTTGGACTTTGACCCGTTCCGTAATCGCGATCGAGAAGACGACTTTTACGACAATTTGGCAGAGTTTCTACCGGATTCGGTGCTTTCCCAAGTTTCAAACGAACTGATGGACCAATACAGCGCCAACCGTGCGTCGCGGCAGGAGTGGGAGGACGCGTACTCCAAGGGCCTTGAGCTTTTGGGTTTCAACTACGAAGAGCGTACAGAGCCCTTTCGGGGCGCTACTGGCGTAACACACCCACTTTTGGCAGAAGCAGCGGTTCAGTTTCAAGCGCAGGCGTTCAACGAGCTATTGCCAGCGAGCGGCCCAGTACGAACCACGGTCCTCGGCTCACAGAGCACGGACAAAATGGACCAAGCCAAGCGTGTTCAAGACTTTATGAACTACTACATCACCAATGTGATGGAGGAATACACGCCTGAGTTTGACCAAATGCTGTTTTATTTGCCCTTGGCAGGCTCAACATTTAAAAAAGTGTACTTTGACGACGCTTTGGGGCGGCCTGTTTGTAAATTTATACCGGCAGAGCATCTTGTCGTGCCGTATGAGAGCAACGATCTGGAGACTTGCCCGAACATAACGCACATCGTGCGTATGTCATTGAACGATTTGCGCAAACAACAGGTAAGTGGCTTCTATCGAGACATCAAAGTGCTGCCTTCGCAGCCTGATTCGACTAGTGTAAGCGACGAAATTGACTACATTGACGGTACTCGGGCTTCTAGCGTCGACTATGACTGCACTTTGTTGGAGTGCCACGTCGATTTAGACCTTGAAGGGTACGAAGACACGGACGAAGACGGTGAAATGACAGGTATCAAGGTGCCTTACATCGTCACGATTAGCGAAGACAACGGCAAAGTGTTGTCAGTGCGCAGAAATTACCGTGAAGACGACCCTTTGACGGCTAAAATCCAGTATTTTGTTCATTACAAGTTCCTACCGGGCTTCGGTTTCTATGGAATGGGCTTGATTCACACGATTGGCGGTCTTTCTAGGACTGCAACGGCAGCTTTACGTCAATTAATCGACGCAGGCACGCTTTCTAACCTGCCTGCAGGCTTCAAAGCACGTGGTTTGAGGATCAGAGACGACGATGACCCTCTACAACCCGGTGAATTCAGAGATGTAGACGCTCCGGGTGGCGTTATACGCGATAGTTTGATGCCTTTGCCCTTCAAAGGACCGGATGGCACGTTATTTCAACTTTTAGGCTTTGTAGTCAGCGCGGCTCAACGATTTGCAACTATTACCGATATGAAGGTAGGTGATGGCAATCAATCGGCAGCGGTTGGCACGACGATTGCTATGATTGAGCAAGGCGGTCGTGTTATGAGCGCCATACATAAGCGCCTACATTACGCCATGAAAGTAGAATTTCGGATTTTGGCGCGTGTTATGAACGAAAGCTTGCCAGATGTGTACCCGTACGCCGTTGCGGGGGCCGATCAGGCGGTGAAATCCAAGGATTTTGATGAACGTGTAGACGTATTACCGGTTTCTGACCCAAATATCTTCTCGCAAAGCCAGAGGATCGCTTTGGCTCAGACTGAACTACAACTTGCTATGCAGGCGCCGCAGATACACAACATGCCGCAGGTATATCGTCGAGTTTANGACGCTATGGGTGTCAGAAATGTAGATCAGATCTTNAATGCTGAAGTGCCNGACGAAGTGCGCCCGAAAGATCCTGCGCAGGAAAACATGGACGCCCTTGAGAACGTGCCTTTAGAGGCTTTTAAGGGTCAAGATCACATGGCGCACATACAGTCCCACTTGTTGTTTGTAACGGGCGGTGTGGCCGCTACGTTGCCGCAGGTGGTGCTTACAATACAGAAGCACATCTTGAACCATATTCAGTTGATGGCAGAAGAGCAGGCAGAGGCTGCGTTTGCTCAACAGAACCCGAATGTGGCCATTGCAGATCCTACGAACAACGCACCGTTCCAAGCGATGGTCGCGCAGTTTGTAGCACAAGGCATGCAACAAGTTGTCGCACTGGGTCAGCAGATACAGCAGGCAGGTCAGCCACAAGAGCAACAAGGACCCGATCCGTTGATTGCGTTGAAAGAGCAAGAACTGCAACTTAAGGCGCAGCAAGAGCAGAACGATGTGGCAGAAGAGCAGGCCAANCTGCAGTTGGAGCGTGAGAAACTTGCTCAACGTGAAGCAAACTTCCAGCAAAGGCTGGCAAGTCAAGAATCTCAGACTCAAGCACGCATTCAAGCGGGTATTGAGCGGGAGCTTTTGAAACAAAGAGGTGACGCATGAGAACAGTCAAAGTAAATGGCGTAACGCCAAAAGAACCGCCTACGCCCGTTGCGAAAGCGGAGATACAGAACCAAGGCAGTATTCCGTACGCAGTTGCAAAGGAAGAAGCTACGCCAAACACAATGACAGCAAAAATTACACGCGGTAAAAAGCGTGGAATGGGTGCTGCTTTGCGTGGCGGGGACTTTACAATCGCATAAAACGCGATAGTATCGGAGTTGCTCGGATAATAAACGACGAGGAAACTCATTGAACGATCTAGATGTCGTACAGTTTGTACAAAAAACATTAAAAGGTCGCAAAGCCCAAATTCAGGAACTCATGTCTGAAGGCGGGATCAAAGATATGGAACATTACAGAGAATGCATGGGTGAAATCAGAGCGTGCGATTACGTTTTGGTTGAGCTCTCTGAAATGCTTGAAAAACAGGAACAAAGAGATGCCTGATACGAATGAAGCACTGGATGTGTCCGGTTGCTACGTCGCAGATGAAAACCGGGTCTTAGACCCGTCCTTAGTAGACAAAGAGCTTATCGAACGATTGCCACAGCCAACCGGCTGGCGCATTTTGATTATGCCTTTCCGCCCACCTGAAAAAAGCGACGGCGGTATTTTACTTGCTCCTAAAACTCTAGAAGAGGACGTAATACAGACTCAGGTCGGTTACGTGCTTAAAACTGGACCGCTTGCTTACAAGGATAAAGAACGCTATCCGACAGGCGAGTGGTGCAAAGAAGGCGATTGGGTGATTTTTGCCCGCTACGCTGGTTCTCGGTTTCGTTTGAACGGCGACAAAAAAGCTGCCTTCGGTAGCGAAGTTCGCATGCTCAATGACGACGAAATATTGGGAACGATTCTAGATCCGAAAGATATTTATCACGGTTAGGGGATAACACATGGCAGAGTCAAGACCCGCCCATGAAGCGGATGATGGTCAGATCGACCTAGAATTCACAGAAGACGCGCAAGAAATTATTTTAGATGAGCCGGAAACGGCAGCAGAAAGCACCGCTGAAACCGTCGTAAGCGAAGAAACGACGGAAGACGAGCACGAACAGTACGGTAAGTCTGTTCAAAAACGAATCAATCAGCTTACAAAACGAGCGCGTGAAGCGGAACGAGAGCGCGAAGAAGCGGTTAAATTTGCTCAAGCCGTTCAACAAGAAAACAGCAGTGTCAAACAACGTCTCCATAACCTAGATAAAAGTTACATCGACGAGTATGGCAACCGCGTTTCCTCTGAACAGCAGCGAGCTAAAGACGAGTATAAGATTGCAATCGAGACAGGTGACACAGATCGCCAGCTAGCTGCCCAAGAGAAAATGCAGCAACTAGCTGTAGCAGCAGATCGTCACGCACAGGCCCGAGCACAGAGAGAAGCGCAAGCTGCTCAAGTTGAAGCCGAAATAGAACAGCCCGTTTATCAGCCTGCCCCGGCAACACAAAAACCAGACCCACGCGCTGAAGATTGGGCGGAAGCAAACCCTTGGTTCGGTGAAGATTCCGCTATGACTTTCGCTGCATTTGGTATCCACAAAGAGTTGATCCAA